TGCCGTCCAGCGACCCGGTCTCGCGCTGGGCGAAATAGGTGCGGTCGTCGTGCGAGATTTGCGCGGAAATTTTCGGGTGGATCTTGCGGGCTGCAATTTGCGCCGCGGCACCGATGTCGGCGGCCTCCACCGTGAACTGCTCACCACCGTTGTTGCGCGGGTCAATCAGGTACGTGTTCATTTCAGTTTCTCCGCCCACTACCCGGGGCCCGGGTGGACAACAACGCGCTGTCCATGGGTATTAATGTACGCCATAAACATGGGCTCGTGATTAATTATGTGCGCCATAAATCACAAGGCCATTGTGTAAGCCTATCGATGCCGCATAGCAAGGCCCCCTTGATCCCGGAATAGATCCGTGCATGGTTATCAGGTCATCACCAAGGACCAGATAACCATGCCGCGCATGAGTGCCGCCCCAAAGCCAGCAGCCAAGACCCACAAGCCACGTTCCGCCGCCAAGGGGAAGGCCAATGGAGGGAGGGCACCGGCAAATGGCGCAGTCAAGCAGTCAAGGTCCGTCAAGCCAACACGCCCCAGCGTTGAAATATTCATTGCTGAGTCCCTGCGGGACAGGAACGGCAAGCGCGCAGCCATTGCGGCGGGGTATAGCGCAAAGACGGCAGACCAGCAGGCCTCGCGTCTGCTGAAAAATGTCAAGGTTCGTCAAGCAGTTGACAGTCACAACGCAGAAATCATCGAAAAGGTGAAGGCTGAGACTGGGATCACCCTGGAGCGAACCCTCCGAGAGATTGCCCGAATTGGGTACTTCGACCCTCGGCGGATGTTCAGCCAGGATGGCGTGCCGCTGGCGATCACCGAGCTGGATGACGACACGGCCGCTGCTGTCGCGGGGCTTGAGGTGCTGGAAGAGTTCGCAGGCTCAGGCCAAGACCGCGTGAAGATTGGCACAGTCAAAAAGTGGAAGCTATCCGAGAAGAAGGGCGCCCTTGACATGCTCATGAAGCACCTGGGCGGCTACAAGGCGGACAACGCCCAAGCTGGCGAGGCCGCTGCCGCCGCGCTGACAGGGCTCGCTGTGCGCTTCCTGGAGCCGGGGCAAGCGTGAGTACCTTTGCCGGCGAGCGCCTAGCCGACTTCCCGGCAAAGCTGAGGCCGCTGTTCGCGCCGAGGCGGTACAAGGTTCTTCACGGCGGACGGGGCGGAGCGAAATCCTGGGGCGTAGCTCGGGCGCTGCTGATTCAGGGCGCGCAACGCAAGCTGCGCATCCTGTGCGCTCGCGAAGTGCAGCGGTCCATGAAGGATTCGGTTCACCGTCTGCTGTCGGATCAGATCGTCGCGCTTGGTCTGGAGTCGTTCTACGAGATCCTTGAAACAGAGATCCGTGGCGCCAACGGCACACTGATCATCTTCTCGGGCCTGGCATCGCACACAGTTGATTCGATCAAGTCGTATGAGGGCGTGGACATCGTGTGGGTCGAAGAGGCCCACGGCGTCAGCAAGAAGTCCTGGGACACGCTGATACCGACGATCCGCAAGGACGGCTCCGAAATATGGATGACCCTGAACCCGAACATGGACACGGACGAGACCTACGTCCGGTTCGTGGCCTCGCCCAGCGATGACACGGTGATCATCGAGATCAACTGGCGCGACAACCCATGGTTCCCCTCCGTGCTCGACCAGGAGCGCATCAAGGCCCAGGCCAAAGACCCCGAGAACTACGAGCACATTTGGGAGGGGAAACCCAGGCGTGTTGCGGCCGGCGCCATCTACCGCCACGAGATCGAGGCCGTCTACCGCGACAAGCGGGTGTGCCCGGTGCCATACGACCCGATGCTGCCAGTTCACACCGTGTGGGATCTGGGTTGGAACGATGCGATGACCATCGGCTTTGTGCAGCGCGGCCCGCGCGACATGCGGGTCATTGACTACATAGAAGATAGCAACCGGACGCTCGACCACTACGTTGGCGAGATCGAAAAGCGCCCATGGCGTTGGGGCACCGACTACATCCCGCATGACGGCCGAACCCGGAATTTCCAGACAGGAAAGTCCACCGAAGAGCTGCTGGACGAAATGGGCCGGCGCGTGCATGTGCTGCCGGCCACGAGCGTGGAAGAAGGCATCAAGGCGACCCGCCTGCTGTGGCCCAAGTGCTACTTCGACGCCACGAAGACGGTGCGTCTGCTGGAGTGCCTGAAGCGCTACCGGCGCCAAGTCAACACCACCACGAACGAGCCCATGGGGCCGCTCCACGACGAGTACAGCCACGGCGCCGACATGTACCGCTACATGGGTCAGGCGGCTGACCTGATGAGCAACACGCCAATCGACGACAGCAAGCGCCGCCCACGCCGTGAGCGCAACTGGAAAACAGCATGAACACCAGCACCCCCATCCTAGGCGCCACTGGCCGCCCCATGTTCGCCATGGGCCACCAAGCGCACGCCCAGTTTGAGACTGGCGACTACAACGTGAGCATCGAGTGGCTCAACGATGGCAAGACCAGCGAGCCGATCATGCTGATTTGGTCAAGCCGCTGGAGCGAGTCTGGCGTGCTTGGCATCTGCCTGAGCAGCATCGGTGCCTACGCTGACCCAACTGGGGGTCCGAACCCGCAGGGCCTGTTCCGCTGTTGGGAGAGCCTTCCGATGCTTGGTCGAAACCAGATCGACCTGGAGGCGCACCGACTGATGGACGTGATCCTGCGTCACACACCAGACCTGATCCGCTGCCCGCCGGCCCCGCGTGAGGTCCGCTTGAGCGATGCGGGATCGCCAATCTGGGAAGTCACACATAAAGACCAGGACGGCCGCGTAGTCGGCGAAGCGAGCATCTGATGAGCACCATCACGGCCACGCCACCCAAGCGCAAAGAGAGCGAGCAGGAGCTGTTCAGCCGGCTCAAGAGCTGGTTCAGTACGTCCATGCAGCGGCAGCAGGCAAACCGGTTCCAGATGGCTGTGGACGCGGATTTCTACGACTCGATCCACTACACGCCGGAGGAGATTGCCGAGCTGCGACGCCGTGGCCAGGCCCCAGTGGTCTACAACGAGGTAAAACCGACCATCGATTGGTTGATCGGCACCGAGCGCCGGATGCGCCGTGATTTCTCCATCGTGAGCCGCCAGAACGACAGCGAGGAAGCGCACAAGAGCGCTGATGTCAAGACGGCGTTGCTGAAATACCTGGATGATGTGAACCGTGAGCCGTTTGAGCGCAGCCAGGCCGTGGATGACATGCTCAAGGCCGGCGTGGGCTGGATCGAGGTTGGCGTGCGAACCGCTGGACGCGAGGGCGAAGAGCCGATCTACACCCGCGCCGTGCCGTGGACAGACATCGTGTACGACGATCTGGGCCGGCGCCCTGACGGCGAGGATGACCGATTCCGGTTTCGCTTCCGTGAGGTGGATCTTGACTGGGCCATCGCCACGCTGGGCGAGAAATTCGAGCCACAGCTACGGGCTGCTGCAGAATCTTTCACCGATGGCACTTCGCAAAGCGACTGGCTCAACGGTTACCCGACCAGCGGCTATCTGGGCGATGCAAACGTGCCCGCCAAGTGGCTGCAGTACGACGCATCATCATGGCTTAGCAACCCACGCAAGCGCGTGCTGATCATTGAGTGTTGGCACCGCGAGTACGACACCGGCAAGATGCAGATGCACGTCACGCTGATGACCGAGCGCGACCTATTGCTGACCGGGCCAAGCCCGTACCGGCACAACAAGTTCCCATTCGTGCCGTACTGGGCCTACCGCCGCAAGCGCGATGGCGCGCCGTACAGCCCAATCCGCCCCGTGCGTGGGCCGCAAGAGTCTCTCAACAAGCGCCACGCCAAGGCGCTGTTTGCGATGAGCGTCAATCAGGTCCGGGTCGAAGAGGGGGCAATCGACGACGAGCTGATGACCGAAGAAGAGATCCGCACCGAAGCTGCGGCCCCGGACGGCATCCTCAAGTTCGCCCGCGGCGCGCTCAGTGGCCAAAAGGTGCAGTTCCGCGAGCACAGCGACATTGCCATGGGCCACATGCAGATGGCTGACCGTGATGCGCTGGCCATCCGCTCAAGCTCAGGCGTCACTGGTGAGTCGCGCGGCCTGGACACCAACTCCATCAGCGGCAAGGCGGTGCTGGCCAAACAGGAGCAGGGCGGCCTGGTGACGGCTGAGCTGTTCGACAACATCCTCTTGGCCCACCAGCTGGAAGGTGAGATCAAGCTGAGCCTGATCGAGCAGTTCATGACCGAAGAGAAGGTGTTCTCGGTGGTGGGCGAGCGCAAGGCCCTGGACTACTTCACCATCAACAAGTACGACCCAGCCACAGGCGAGTACGTCAACGATGTGACCAAGATCCGCTGCGCCTACGTGATCGGTGAGGCACCCTGGCGGCAGGGCCTGGCCGAAGCCGCATTCGAATCGATGATGACCATGATGGGGCAGATCGGCAGCGTGGCGCCCCAGGTGGTGATCAACATCCTGGATCTGGTATTCGAGTGGTCGAACCTGCCCGGAAAGAGCGAGATCGTGCGCCGCATCCGGCAAGTCAGCGGCCAAGGCGACCCGGACCAGGGTGAGACGCCAGAGCAGCAGGCAGCCAAGGCCAAGCAAGCTCAGATCGCTGATGCGCAGATGCAGGCGCAAATGGAGCAGCTCATGGCCGACGTGGCCGAAGCCAAGGCCCGCGGCATCAAGGTGACAGCCGAGGCCATGAAGACCCGACTCACCGCGATCTACGAAGCCGCCCAGGCCGCGCAGGTAGCTGTGACCATCCCGCACGTCATGCCGGTAGCCGACCAGCTGCTGAAAAGCGCAGGCTTCGTCGATCAAGACGGTGGCGCAGTGGCCCAGGTGCCAAGCATGGCTCAGGCAGTCCCCCAAGTACCAGCACTCCCCGCACTGCAGCAAGCAGACGGGGCACAGACTGGCATTCAAACGATGGCGCCGGATGGCGTTGAGCAAGGAGCAATGTGATGGCCAAAACAGCTGCATCCGCAGTGATCGACCAAGACAAGGAATGGCGCGCAGAAGATGACATGCGCACGCTGGCACGTGCTGAGGAAATCAAGCGTGACCCGAAGCGACTAGCAGCGGCCCGCGCAAAGGCCAAGGCAGCGCTGGCGCAGATGCAGTCTGTGGTGGAGAAGAGCAAGTGATGGCGAGGAAGCAACAACCCCAGGCGCCCGTGCAGGACGACACCCAGGGCGGGGCCACCAGTCAGCCGCCAGAAGAGTCGTTGCCAGATACGCCTCAGCCGGCCATCGACATCCTGACCGAGGACGCGCTTCCGAATCTGTGCGTGCGGCTGCTGGAGCATGCCCGCGCGCTACCCGAGATCGGCCCCGATGCAGTAGTGGCCCAGGCCGCCTATGAGCCGGGGACCATCGAGGCATTCAAGGACGATGACCGCCGCACCATGCGAGTGGTCTACGACGCAACCACCCACCAACCCAGCAAGCAGGAGTTTGCCAATTGACTACCGCCAACCAACCCACCGCCGAAGACCTGGACATGACCCCCGAGGAAATGGAGGCATGGGCCCGCATGAGCGGGGATTCCGTTGATGCACCGAATGATGCAACTGCCCAGGCCGCCACTGATGAAGACGCAGTTGCGTCGCCCAAGGCTGAAGACCAAGGTGTAATCGGATTACACCCGGCCGCCGAAAATGATGCCAAAAGTGACGCCGAGGACAAGCCAGCAACGCCGAGCGCTGAAGACCTGGCCGCAGTCGCCGGCACGGATGATCTGCCTGAGATCGAGGCCAAAGGCTACACCACCGACGACGCAGCCAAAATCGCCGACGATGCCAAGGCCCTGCGCGACCAGAAGATTGCCGCCAGGGCCAAGACGTTCGACGTTGACGCCAAGTGGCTGTCTGGCGAACTGTCTGACGAAGAACGCCGGGCCGAGATCGGCAAGATCAACACCGAGATCGACACGCTGGATGACCAGTTGAGCGATCTGGTGCGCCAGCAGACCCGTGCCGAGACGCTGGCCGAGGCTACACGCCAGCAGACCGAGCGCGAGCAGGTTGCGCTGCTGGGCAAGATCGCGCAGCTGGGCAAGGAGGCCGGCCTTGACTACGCCACGCCCGAGGTGGCCGAGCAGTTCGACCTGGCGCTGAACATGATCCTGGCCAAGGGCGGAAAGACCTACGCCCAGGCGGCCCAGCAGGCGCACAAGACAGTGCTTGCGCTCAACGGCATTGCGGCCACCCCACAAGCCGCAGCACCCGCACAGGCGCCGGCCGATGCCACCAGGCCGGCACCGGCTGACCGGAAGCCGCCCCAGGCCCCAGTCACTCTCGCCAATGCGCCGCGCGCCGGTGCCGCCCAGGTAGGCCAGGATGCGATCAGCCAGATGAATGCGCTCACTGACCCTGATGCGATGGAGGACATGGTTGCCTCCATGCCGGCTCGCCAGCGCGAGGCCCTGTTCCGCTCAACTGTGCGAGGCTGATTTGCCCAAGTACCCGCCTGCCCAAGAAAAGACCAAGCAGTACGTTGATCTGCAGTTCGGCGAGCGCATCGTGCTGGATCAGGGCCGAACCGTCATCACGCTGGAGCAGAAGACAGGCCGGCGGGCGCGCCTGAAGATTGAAACCGAGCTGTCAAACCCGGTGGCTCGGGATCACGAACCGCAGCCGACTTGACCCAGCCGCATCAAGTGGCAGCGTTGCCACTTGATCGGACTGCCCTTGATCACGGGTATGGGGCGCCCATGCTTTTCGCATGCGGATCAACCACACCGGCTTTGCTGGCGCGAATCTGGCGCTGCACCCCAAGCTCTTGCCTGATGGTGTAGGCGCCGGCTCGCTAAACCAGAAGCCGGGTAGGGGTGATCTTCGGCCCTGGCGCGTTCCCCTCGCTGCAGCCACCGTCCCGAGTGGCCGGGCGACGATCTACCGCATGGGGCGAGATGCCCCAAGCTCGTCCAGCTACTGGCTGACCTGGACAACCGAGGTGCATGCCTGCCGCGGATTTGATTCCGAGGACGGCACTGAGCGGACCTACTTCACCGGCAGCGGCACGCCGAAGTGGACAAACAACAGCATCGGCCTCGCATCGAGCCCGTACCCAACCGCCACGCGAGAGCTGGCTGTACCGCGCCCGGCATCGGCGCCTACGCTGACCAAGACAGTTGACTCAGGAACCGGGACCGACGAAGACCGCTGGTACTGCTACACCTACGTCAATGATCTGGGGTGGGAGTCTGCCCCATCGCCTGTTTCACACATCGTGGTTGCGCCCACGGACACGGTACGGGCAAACGGGTTCGCCTCGGTCCCGGCTGGGAACTACGGCGTCACACGCATTCGGCTCTACCGCACGATCACTGGGGCGAGTGGAGCGACTGACTTCCTGTTGCACTCCGAGATCCTGATCGCCGTCACCTACGTGGACGACAGCGGACAGGCCCTCGGCGAGTCGTTGGCCACCACTGGATGGGTTACCCCTCCTGCTGACGGGCACCACCTCACCAAGATGTGGGGCGGCATGATGGCGTTGCTGTCTGGCAAGTCCATCCGTATCTGCGAGCCCCATGCGCACTACGCCTGGCCGATCGCCTACGAGATTGTGGCGAGCGATACGCCAGTGGCCCAGGCCGTCTACCGGCAGAACATGGTTGTGCTCACCACCGGTCGGCCTATCCTGATCAGCGGGACAGACCCAGAAAGCCTGAACGATGAGCCGGTAGCGATGAACCAGGCTTGCGTGGCATCACAGTCGGTTGTTTCGTTCCTGAGCGGTGTTGCCTACTCATCTCCTGATGGCCTGTGCTGGGTCGGCGATGGCGGCTCGCGCATCCTCACTGCGGGTTTGATGCTGCGCGATGACTGGCAGGCCCTCAACCCAAGCAGCGTTGTCGGAGGCCAGTACATGGGCCTCTACATCGGGAGCTACGACAACGGCGGTGGGCGCAAGGGGTTCGTGATCGACCCGAGCAACCCGACCGGCGTGTACTTCCTCGATACCGGGTTCACGGCCTGCCACTACGACGATGTTCAGAACGCTCTGTTCATCCTCAACGGAACTGCCATCACCAAGTGGGATGCCGGCGCCTCGGCCATGACGTGTTCTCACCTGAGCAAGGTGTTTCGCACCGACGCCCCTGTGAACTTCGGGTATGCGGAGGTTGAGGGTGATGACCTTGCGACCACCCCGGCCACAGTCAAGGTGTGGGCTGATGGCGCGCTGAAGCTGAACCGAACAGTGACAAGCCGAAGCGCTTTCACGCTGCCCTCCGGATTCCTGGCGACTCTTTGGCAAATCGAAGTCGCCACCCAGGGCAACGTGCAGGGCATCTCGCTCGCCGAATCTCCGATGGAGCTGGCCAAGCGATGAGCCGTGCACCGCGTGATGTCGGCTCATTCCGCGGGCTTGAAGGCCTGTCGGATGAGGTGGTCCAGCGCCTGGAGCAACTGCGCGAGCTGGTGCAGCGAGGCGCAGGGACACGCGGAACTTCCGATGCACTGGCTGGCGGTGCTGGTGGATCAACCACCAACATCACGATCACCGGATCAGGTGGGGGCGGATCAAGCGCGCCGGATCTGACGCCACCGCCGACACCGACTGGCGTTGTGGTGAATGCCGGGCTCACCTACGTGTTCATCGAGCACGATGCTCCAACATTCACACAGGGCCACGGATACGCACGCACCAAGGTCTACGGCGCCACCTATGAAGGCACCGGCCCGCTACCAACATTTGACCCAGGCGCAGGCACACCGCTGATCCATGAGTTTGTCGGGCAGGTAGGCGCATTCCCGACGAACCCAGCCACCGAGTGGCACATGTGGGTGACGTGGCTCACTGTCGACGGCGTGGAATCAGTAGCCCCAAGTGGCGGAACGAATGGCCATGTAGCCACCACCGGCCAAGATGTGACGGTGCTGCTGGAGTTGCTCACCGGCCAGATCACCGAGAGCCAGCTGTACCAGGCTCTGGGCGCAAAGATCGATGCCCTTGACCCGTCCCAGTTTGACGCACTGGCCCAGTCGATCATGCAGGCGGTGGTGGCGCTGCACTCAGAGGCCAAGGACCGCGCGGCCGATGTGTCGCGTGAGGCGAGCATGCGTTCCGAAGCGCTGCTTGACGAAGCAGCAAAGCGAGGCGCGGCGATCACCAAGGTGCAGACGATCCTGCAGCAGGCAGATTCCTCGCTGGCCCAGGACATCACAGACCTGACGGCAGCAGTCACCCAGCAGGGCACCGACACTGCCGCAGCTATCCAACTTGAGGAAACGGCCCGGGTCGATGCTGACGATGCCGAGGCGCTGCTGCGCGAGCAACTGGCCACCCGGCTCGACCAGGCTGACCTGGAGAACATCGCCACCATCGAGTCAGTGCGGCGCACGCTGAGCGATGCTGACCATGCGGCGGCCGAACAGGCGCTGAACATCGTGGTGGCCACACACACTGGATCAAAGCAGGCCACGGCGGCGATCCTTGACCAGGCCGAGGCGAGCACAACTGCGACCACAGCAGAAGCCATCAAGCGCGAGACGCTGAGCGTGGCACTGCTTGGCACGCCAGACCCGAGCAATGCAAGTCTGAATACCTTGTCGTCTGGCCTGCTGGCTGAGGAGAAGTCCGCCCGTGTGACCGAGAACGATGCGGCTGTACAGCGCCTGCAAGTGCTGGAGGCAAAGGTTGATATCCCTGGCGGAAGCAGCATCAGCAGCATCCTTACCAGCTACGCCACGCTGGCTACGCTCACATCGTCCCAGGCAAGCCAGACCAGTGACATCACGGCCTCGTTTACGGCTGCTGACAGCGCCACGCTGGCTAGCGCTCAGGCCTATGTCACTACCTACAGCTACAGCAAAGCTCAATCGGATTCCGCCATTGGCACTTCAGTAGCGACTGTCAGCGCACGGCTGAACAGCGGCGGCGATGTGAACTCGGCCATCGTCACGGCACAAAGCACGGCCAGCGCGAAGAACGCTACCTTCAAGCAGGGGTCAGCGCCAACTGCGACCAGGGTAGGCGACACCTGGATTGACACATCGGACAGCAACCGCCTGAAGGTGTGGGATGGTGGTGGTTGGGCCAACAGCGATGACACCCGCATCGGCAACACTGCCAGCAGCGTCACCACCCTGCAAAGCCAGATCAGTGGAGCTACCGGCTCAAACCTGCTGAGCCAGATCCAGACCGAGGCCACCACCCGGGCGGATGAGACGGGCCACATGTCGGCGCTCTACACCGTGCGTGTCAGCCTGACCTCTGGAGGCCGGTCGGTCATCGGCGGCTTCGGGCTGAGCGGCACCAGCAGCGGCACGGCCGGCGCCACCATCGACTTCGGCGTGCGTGCCGACAAGTTCTGGATTGGGGCGCCAGAAGGCGCAACCGGTGTGGGCGACATCCTGCCGTTCATCGTCCAGACCACGGACCAAACGGTGAACGGGGTGTTGATCCCCAAGGGCGTCTACATGGACGCGGCCTACATCAAGAACCTCACGGCGATGGTGGCCCGCCTGGGCTCGGCCTGGATCGATAACGCCATGGTCGCCAACCTGTCGGCGGCCAAGATCATCGGCGGGTCGATCGCGGTTGGCGAGTACATCCAGTCCAGCACCTACGTGGCCAACACCAGCGGCTGGCGCATCCACGGCAACGGCACGGCCGAGTTGCAGAACGCCATCGTGCGCGGAACCGTGTGGGCTACGGCTGGTGAGTTTGCCAGCACGGTGCGCCTCGGCGGCGCCAGCGGCTTTGCAGCCGGCAACGGCATCTGGCAGGGCCTAGATGGAGGCACGCCGAAGTGGCGTGTTGGCCTTGAGAACAGCAAGCGCATCCAGTGGGATGGTAGCGAACTAGCGATCTACGGCAGTGCGAACAACAAGGTGATGGCGGTCAGCGGGTCAACGCTGATGATCGACACGCCGAACTTCGGAATCGACACATCCGGCAATGCCAGGTTCTCCGGTGACATTAGCGGAGCCACTGGGGTGTTCGCTGGCAGCCTGGCAGCCGGTGTCATTGATGCATCCACGATCACAGGCGAGAACTTCACCCGCGACACGCCCGGCACCTACACGGTTACCACCATGCCGTACTCTGGCAAGGTGCGCTGGACCATGTGCGGCGCCGGTGGTGGTGGCGGTGGTGGCGGCAGTGTTGGTGAAAGCGGGATTGCAGGCCTTCCGGGCTCGCCTGGCGCTGTCAGCACCGGTGAGGTGACGGCTCCAGAGGGCGCTGTCGTCACAGTGTTCATTCCGTCCGGAGGTGGGGGGGCAGCAAGCGGTGGCAGTGTGTCATCCCCGCCAGCAGGATCAGCTGGGGGCCAAGCGTGGATCAGCATCAGTGGGGTTGGCACTTGGTATGCCAACGGCGGCGCTGGTGGTGGGACATCGACCAGCCCAGCTGGTGGCATTGCCTACACCTATCGGATGGCGGAGTATGGTGACTTTGGCGGTGTCCTGGTGGCGCCGGCTGGGGCTTCTCCTTCCGGGATCCCTGGCGCCTACGCTGGGGTGCGCGGGCTGAACGGCGTTGACCAGAACGTGCTTTACCTCGGGCTTGCCGGTCAAGCATCAAAGCTCAACGGTGGCAACGGTTACCGCGGTGGTGGCGGTGGTGGTGGTGCTCCGACTCGCGCATGGGTGCCAAGCCGGGAACTCTACGCCGACCCGGTAGACGGAGAGGGCGGCGATGGCTCGCCGACATCTTCAGGCGGCAACGGTGGCCACGGCTTCGCCTTTATCGAGATCTTCAACCCCAACAGCGTGGTGCTGCGCAACGACTTCGAGGCGCACAAGGCTGAACTTCGTGCGGCTGATCTCGTTGTTCCTGGCAACTTCACCAGCGTCTTCAGCGGCTCATCGGCCTCACTGAATCTCTACACCTCCTATGGGCGCGACATCTACTCAGTCAAGTGGGCCAACGGACAGACGGCGATGGTGGCCATTGACTCAAGCAACCAAACGGTTGTGGCACAGAAATACATGAGCTGGACCGATGGTGGCGAAGGGCCAGCATTCACTTTTGAAATACACAACGTAGTGGCCGTTTACCGAATCCGGTGGCAGCTCAACGGCGCTGCAATTTCCTGATTCCTGAAGGAGAACACACATGGCACTTTGGTATCGAACCGGAACAGTCGCTGTCACAGGCGGAAGCCCCAACATCGTGGGCACTGGTACGCTGTGGCTCAGCTACGCCAACGATGGCAACGGCATCTGCCTGCCTGATGGCAAGGTCTACGAGGTGCTTGATGTAGTGGACAACACGCACATCACACTGGCTGAGAACTACCAGGGCACCACGGCCAGCGGGCAGGCCTACAAGCTGTTCCCCACGCATGCCTACTTCGTGCAGCTCGCGGGCCAGGTCACTCAGCTCTACAGCGACTTCAGCTCCTACGTGACGGGCCCTGGCGCGGGCAAGTTCGGCGACGGTACCGTGTCTGGCCCCGGCATCACCTTCGGGGCGAACACGAACACCGGCCTGTACCGGGCGAGCTCCAACTCGGTTGGGTTCTCCGCAAACGGTGTGCTGCAGGGCGGTTTCAACGCCACCAGCGGGCTATACGCACAAAACTCGTTCCTGGTGAATATGCCAGCCGGTGCTGGCACACCCACGGTGGTGGCGGCCCAGTCGGGCGACAACCCCTATGTTGAGCTCAGGCGGTGGCAGGGGTCGGCCTCGAACTACTACTACGGCCGTATCCAGCAAGTGGGTGGCGACGTGGTGCTATCCACATCGAGCGACGGGAGTACCTACACCGAGGGGCTCCGGGTGCTGGGCTCTGGCAATGCCGGACAGGTTGCGATTGGCGGGATTGGAACTGGCGCAAAACTCACCGTCACATTCAGCGACGGCGGGACCGCCACGCAAGGGGTGCCGCTTACTTTGTTGCGTGCGACAAGCGCGACAGCGGCAGCCGGCCTCGGCGCTCGACTGCAGTTTGCAATAGAGGATGCCGGGGGAAATTACATCAACTCGAATGCAATTTCGAGCGTGTGGGAAGACGCATCGACAGGACAGCGCAAGGCTTCACTCGTGTTTTATTCCGGGGCAGGCAACAGCCTGTCCGACGCTGGGAGGTTTGATAGCAGCGGCAATTTTTTGCTTGGCATGCCAAGCCTTTCTTTCCCGACGGCCGCTAATGCTTTTGCATTTGATCGCGGGTGGGGGACGGTGGGTATTGGCCATGCTGTAGGTACAGCCGGAGGTGTGCAGTACCAGGCGTTTGTGTACAACGGCGCGACCATCGGCAATATCACTCAGAGCGGCACTACCGGCGTTGCCTACAACACCACCTCAGACCGCCGGCTGAAAGACAACATCACCCCGGCTGCCGAAGCCGGAGCGGTGATCGACGACATTGAGGTAGTGCAGCATGACTGGCGCGCTGATGGCTCGCACGTCGATTACGGTGTGATCGCTCAGGATCTACACGCGGTGTTTCCGGCTGCTGTCACTGCTGGCGATGATGGCGACGAGATTGATCGGGCCTGGGGCGTTGACTACTCCAAGCTTGTCCCGCTGCTGGTCAAAGAGCTGCAGGCGCTGCGCGCCCGGGTGGCTGCGCTGGAGGGGCTGGGGTAAACCGGCGGGTGTAATCCGATTACACCGCGGGGGCCTTGATCACGGGAATGATCGCGTTACTGTGGTTCGGCCATGGAGCGAGATCAACCCACCACTGAAACCCCGCTGCGGCGGCTGCTTGCTCGCAATCTCGGGAACGAGGTAACGCCAGAGCTAGCTGCGCGCATTGAGGCGGCGGCAGGGCATGGCGGCAATCCAGTCGATCTTTCCCAGTTCAGGCCGGTGCGGTGTGGGCGGCTGGTGTTCAGAGCGGAGAGTTTTCGAGAGGTTGTAGAAGAGCTTCACAAACTGCACCTAGATCACTGGGCTGAAACAGAACAGACCGAATACCGGCAGAGCTACCAAGACCTGGTGCGCCGAGAGCGACTCGGTGACCTGGTTCAGTTCACGGCAAGAGATGGCGCCGAGCTGGTAGGGCACATTCGCTCGCACCTTGGGTGGCGGGCACACACGTTGGAGCGATTCGCAACTGAGGATCTGGTGTACCTGTCGCCAGGATACCGGGCGGGTCGGAATCTGCCGAGATTCGTCCAGTACACAGAGCGCTGCCTGAAGCAGATTGACGTGCAGCAAGTCCGAATCCAGGCGGCCCACCGATTTGGCCTTGCCGGGCTTGCCCAGCTTTTGGGCTACCGACCAACGCATACCGTCCTGATCAAGGATCTGGGAGATAGCCATGTCTTCTGACGCCCCCGACTACAGCGGCGCAAATCAGGCCGCCCTCAACAACTCTGAACTCTCCAAAGAGAGCCTGGCCTTCTACAAGGAGGAAATGGCCCGAACGCAGGGCACTCGTGACGAGGCTACGGCGACCGCGAACGAGGCATCGAAGATCCAGCTTGAGGGCCTGAAGACTGGAACGGCTCAGGCGCAAGACGCCTATGCGTACCAAACAAGCACCTACCGGCCGGTGGAACAGAAGCTGGTCACCATGGCGCAGCAGTTTGACACGCCGGAGCGCCGAGATTCTGAAGCTGCCCAGGCTGTAGCCGATGTCACCAGTGCCGCGAGCCAGAACCGCATCGCCACCATGCGCGAACTGGCGCGGCGCAATGGTTCAATCAGCGGCGGCAGGGCGCTTGCACTTGCCGACACACAGGACATCGGGGCGGCGAAAGCGGCCGGATCTGCTGCCAACACCGCCCGGCGCAGCGTGGAGCAGCAGGGGTGGGCCCGCATGAGCGACGTGGCCAACCTTGGGCGCGGCATTGCATCCGGGCAGGCCACTACGCAGTCTGTTGCCAACCAAAGTGGGGCGGGCGCTGTTCAGGCTGCTGGGTCAACCATCAGCGGGTCCATGTCTGGCGCTCAGATGCTGGCGCCAGGCTACCAGCAGGCCACCAGTGCAAACACGCAAGCTGGACAGCTCTACGGTCAGATTGCCAGCGGGCAGGCCCAAACTGAAGCATCGAACCAGCAGGCCGCTGGCACTGCAGTCGGAACAGTGGCTATGGCGGCGGCCATGTACTTCTGATGAACACCGTGGCCTACGCAGATGATTCTGTCGTGCGCACTTTCACGGAATCCGTGATGAGGTACGCCACAGTATTTCAGCTTTTCCAGCTGGAAGAGTCTGAACATGCGCATTCACTTAGGCTGCTGGAGTTGATCAAGTTGCCCATAGGTGCAAAGGTGTTGAGCCTCGGCTGTGGTGTAGGTGGAATGGAAGCCTACTGGCAAGCAGCCCGGCCTGACCTCGATCTCACGTTGGTAAACATCAGTCCGGCACAGTTGGATCTATGTCTTGCCAACGGCCGTCGCGTTCTCATCGATGCGCAAGAGTATCGAGGGGAGGCCTGTGATGTTGTGGTGGCAGCCTACATGCTGGGGCATGTTGATCCGGTGCGCTTGGTACGCATTGCCGCCGAGCATGTTCGTCCTGGTGGAGTGCTGTTGGTGGCCGATGTCTTTGATTCCACGCCAGCGTTTGACTATGCATTGCAGTACGACAGCCCATCGCGCAAGGAGATTGAACGCACTATCTCTGCATCCGGGCTGGAAGCCATGCACATATTGACCGATCTTCAGGCTCCAGACCACGTTAAGGGGGTTGTCCCTTCCTATCTGATGGAGTTGACCCATCCAGCGATCATGATCTACCAGAGGACAGCATGAGCATCGCGGACGCCATTGGCAGGCACATGCGGATCGCGCTCCAATTCAGCGGCGGCAAGGACAGCTTGGCCGTCCTCTTGCTGTTGCGCCCATTCTGGGATCGTCTCACTGTCTACTGGCTGAACAGCGGAGATGCCTTCCCTGAGACGGTTGCACTCATGGGACTCGTGCGCGATACGGTATCTTCTTTCGTGGAGGTGGCTGGCCGCCAGCCCGCTGTGCTTTCTGGCATGGGCTGGCCTACCGATGTTGTCCCGGCCGTGAGCACTCCATTCGGCGTCGCGGCAGATGGATCGGCGCGACAGTCGCTCATCGATAGGTACACATGCTGCTACCACTCGCTGATGCTGCCAATGCATGAGCGGATGGTCGCTGATGGCGTCACGCTGGTGATCCGGGGGCAGAAGAACTTGGACGCCGTGAAGGCCCCGACACGCAGTGGGCACGTGCTCAACGGCATCGAGTTCCTGTACCCGATTGAAGGGTGGTCAGATGAACAGGTGTTCCGGTTCCTGTCCGAGCAAGATGCCACGCTGACGCCACAGTATGACGAGGGGATGCCAAGTTCTCTCGATTGCATGCACTGCACTGGCTGGCTGGAACACCGTTCAAGTGGCTACCTAGCCTCACGCCACCCAGAGGTTCACCAAGAAGTGAACCGGCGACTGAGGCAGATCCGTATTTCCATCGCGCCGGTCATCCGCGCGCTGAACCACACCATCGAAGGAGATCAGCGATGAGCGGAATGGGCATGTTGGCTGCCGCGCTACAGGGCGGCATGGACGGATACCTCAAGGGCACGGCCTACGTGAAGGGCCAGGAGCGCGATGAGGAAGACAAGAAGTTTCGACAGGAGCGGCGCGCGCTGATGTCGGAGCAGATGGACCGCCAGCGCAAGGAGTGGGCTGCAACCGATGCGATTGAGGGGGCTGCTGCGCCTGCCACTGTGCAAGAGAAGTCCTTTGCTGCACCGACCACTGGACCGGTCGAAGAGTCTCCCGTGGTGACACGCTTCGATGCTGCGGGTGCTCAGTTCTCTGACAGAGCTCAGGCCGAGGAAGCCGCGAAGGCCCACAACGCACCGCTTGCCACGATGACACGCATGCGTGATGCCGCTGCATCAGCCGGGAAGGTTGACAAGGCGCAGCAGTACGGCCAACTCGTCAAGCAGCTGGAGACCGAAGGATTCGTTGACTTCCACCGGGCCAACATGCCAACCGGCGTCACGGCCGAAGACATCAAGGCCGGCAAGGTTCCAGAAGCCGAAGTGAAGGGCCTGGACAAGTTCAACGGCCTGGGTGGCTTCAAGATCCCCGAGGGTTCCAAGGTCCGCTACGTGGTGGACGAGCTTGGGCGCCCTGACTACATGGTTGTTGACAAGGACGGCAAGCAAGTCACGAATTTCACTGGCAACACGCTGGAGCGGATGTACGACTACGGCAACTACGTCAACGGTCGCAAGGAGCGAATGAACTGGCTGGACAAGGAGGCCGAAAACAAGCGCGCTGATTCCCGTGAGGCGGCCCAGGAGCGCCGCTGGAGGGAGCAAACTGATCTGACGCGGGAGCAAATCGGCGCCACGCTGAAGGCTGCGACCATGCGGGCGACTGCTGGGGCTGCGCCGGCTGATGCACCCGTATGGGACAAGGAAGCCGACAAGACGCTGCTTACCCACTACACCGTGTTGGACCCGACCACTGGGGCTAAGGCACTGGACGGTGATGGGCTTCAGTTCGGCAAGCAAGTCGCGCTGGCCCGCGCACGTGCCGGTGGCGGAGACACCACGATGGCCATCGGCTATGCAGTGGCCAAAGACGCACAGATCCGCAAACTGGCTGGCAATGACCCGGTGAAGCTGCAGCAACTGCGTGCCGGCTACCTAGCGAGCCTGACCGGGCAGGGCCAGGACGCCCAGGCGCCGAAGCCGGCCGCACCCGCAACAGCACAGCAACCCCAGCCAAAGCCTGGGCCGTCCATTCAATCTGTCGCCAAGCCGGTCAACGATTCCATGTCGGACAACCCAAAGATGGTGGCAGGTATCACGCAGGCGATCGAGCAGCTTCACCAGGTGCAGCAGTTCGCCGCCGCAGCGGCGAAGTCCGGTGATTCGAAGGCGACCATCCAGTGGGGAGACAAGGTGAACGCCGCACGCGCCCAGGCTGTTGACCTGATTTCCAAGCTGCCCAAGGCCCAGCAAGACCAACTCATGGGGAGCCTCTGATGCCTACGAAGAAGAAGCCGCAACCCGCATACCTGACTGAGCCAGCGCCGGAGTTCAACTGGGACGCTGGCGATGCGTACCTGACATCTGCCGCGCAAACCCAGCCAGAGGCCGTGAAGCCGTCTGGAATGCTGCGCCGGGCGGCCGACTATGGCGTGACGGCACTCAAGGGCGCCATCGGTGTGCCTGAAGCGGTTGTCGGCATGGCCGATCTGGTGACGGGTGGCTATGCAGGCAAGGCAGCCCAGGCTGTTGGCTTCCGACCGGCAGAGGCGCGTGGAATGCTGGACGAGATGTACTCGCCCGAGCAGAAAGCCGCATTCCAGGCTGTGCAGGACGCTGGCCAGGGCGAGGACTTCTTGCCTCGGGTGGCATCGAAAGCAGGGGCGGCTCTGCAGAACCCTTCTGTGATCGCGCACAGCATCGGAGAATCCATCCCAACCATGGGCATGGGCGGCTTGATCGGCCGCGGCGCAATGGCGCTGGCCCCGCGCATGGGTGCAGTTGGCGCGGCGGCACTTGGCGAAGGCGCCGTGACTGCAGGCCAGCAGGCCGAGCAGGTCCGCCAGCAAACTGGCGATGGCCTACTCACTGCAGGCCAGGCACTGCTGTCCGGCGGGTCTGGCGCTCTGACTGGCGCGCTCAGCCTGGGCGGTGGTGCATTGGCGAAGCGCCTTGGCATCGGCGACATCGACACCCTCATTGCTGGCGGAAGCACCATGGCCGGCCAGGCGGCGCAGAAGGGCTTTGTGCGCAAGGCGCTGGAGGGGGCAGTCTCTGAGGGCGTGCTCGAAGAACTGCCGCAATCCATCCAAGAGCAGGTGGCCACCAATCTCGCGCTTGGTAAGCCGCTGGATGAAGGTGTCGACCAGGCTGCGGTGATGGGCATCCTATCCGGCGGCGCAATGGGCGCCGGTGCGGCGAACATGGGCGGCCACGGAGACAGCCTGCGCGCGCAGAAGCTTGGCACCGGGGGCATCCTGTCCAACGCGCTGGATGCGGGAACGGAAGCTCAGGCAAAGATGGCCGACATGCTGGCCTTGCCGGCGCCGACGATCACAGTGCGACCTGACGGAACGGCCATGACCACCGACCAGCGCACCGCGCGCGCTGAAGACACAGGCGGCATCATCGAGACTGGCGCTATGGGCCTGGGACGGAACAGCGAGCCCGCACTTGTACCGCAGGAAGAAAGCCAGGCCGCGGCCCAAGCCAACGTTGCGCAGTTCGCAGCGCAGCGCCCAGGCATGCCGCTGGGCCGGGTGCTGGCGATGAACCGGGTTGCTCAAGAGCGCGGTACTGACCTCACGCCCATGCTGCACCCGGATGGCCAGGGCTACATGCTGATCCCCAGCCAGTTCATTACTGCCGACATGCGTGCAGCTGCAGAGCAGGAGGTGGCGGCTCGCACCGGGCGCATCCAGGATGTGATCGAGCAGCCGGCCCGGCTGTTGATGTATGCCTGCACTGGGTCAATCTCAACACCATCGCCCGTCTTCTGGCGCACCAGCCCGGCCGCACGCGCCTTCACTCAGGATGTGCAGGCCGGGCGCATCACGAGAGACGAAATCGCGGCGCTGATGGCCCGCCGACCCGAGACCGCTGATGATCGGCTGGAGCGCGCCGCGGCGCAGACCCTACCGCAAGACGAGCTCACGAACCGGCTTGTTCGAGCATCACAGCAAGCACCCAAGCCGATGCGTGGAGACATCCTGGCCGCCAACGGGATGCCGTTCAAGAACCAGACTGCCGCCACCCTGGCAGCCAAGAAGCAGGGCGGCACGGTAGTGCAGATCGCCCCCACGGAATTCATCGTTCGACCGGAGGCCACCAATGCCGCTCAACCCGATGTCCGACCTATTGAAGGAAATGGTCAGCCTGGAGCTGCTGACGCTGGACGAGGCAACGGAGATCAACTGCTACGCGACGGCCAGCCAGCAGGACTGGGAGAGGGTGCCGGAAGCATTGTGGGTCAAGACCTACCGAGCCCGATCACTGATGGAGTTCGACCCGCACTCGATACCACACCTGCTGCCCAACTGAATGACCCGACCGCAACCCAGCAAGAAGGAGCGGCGCCGGTCCAGCCTGCCGCCGAGCAAGCCGAGCCAGCCGGTGGAGTTCCCTCAGCCGGAAGTACCGCCCTGGAAGCCGATGGGGTAGTAGGACAGCCCATCGACAAGAAGTGGACTGCCTTCTCACCTGAGTCCGGTACGCTCGGAATCCCCCGTGCAGAAATGCCCCAGGTGAAGGCCGAGCACCGTGGCGCCATGGTGCAGTTCCTGAAGGCGCGCGACGTGGCGCACGAGCAGGACACCGAGGTTGACCCGGCAACGCTGAAGCCGACCCAGGCTGAATTCAGCCCGGCCAAGGTAAAGAAGGCCAAGGAGTTCACCGGCGGTGATCGCTCCATCCTGGTGAGCAGCGACGGCCATGTGATCGATGGGCACCACCAGTGGA